TGGAGTCCCCCAAAATCGGGAACGTGTGTTCATTATCGGACATCTTAGAGGAGAATGTACCAGAAGAGTTTTTCCTCTCAGCGGAGAAAACCAGTCAACTAGTAGCCAATCAGTCGTGAAAATAGGGAATGTAAACCCGTCTGGAAATGGTATGAATGGGGAAGTCTATCAAGCTGACGGCCTAGCTCCTACGCTCACAACGAACAAGGGAGAGGGGCAAAAAATAGCTATACCTGTTTTGACACCTGACCGCACGGATAAGCGACAAAATGGGCGCAGGTTTAAGTCTAACGGAGAGCCAATGTTTACTCTAACTGCTCAGGATAAGCATGGAATTTTAGTCGCAGGAAAATTGCCTGGAAATCATGACCAAAACTCAAGAGTATATGATACAAATGGACTAGCCCCCACTCTATCCACAATGCAAGGTGGTGGGCAAGAACCCAAAATAATTCAGCGTGGTCATGGTTATAATCAAGGCGGAGAGCATGACATCGCTCCTACTTTGACAAGTAATAGTTATCACGAAAACAATCATTTATCAGATGGATTTCGAATCCGCAAGCTAACACCTAAAGAATGCTGGAGGTTACAAGGTTTTCCAGACTGTGCTTTTGATAAGGCGAAAGAGGTCAATAGCAATAGTCAATTATACAAACAAGCAGGAAACAGCGTGACAGTCAATGTTATCGCTGCAATAGCAAAAGAATTGAAATAGAAGGAAGTAAAAAATGCTAAATAAAATCGACATCCCAGGAACAACTATCACACTTGAAATCGTGGATAAGAATATCACGATCACAAACAAGATTGAATATGATATGCAGATGCATTTTAGAAATACGGACGCAGACGCTTCTCTTGATACGAACGGTGATGTGTTCGAGCCTCTTTATTGGCTAGACATCAGGGTAACACCGAAAACGCCAACAGAGTATCATACGAGCCTTGGAGTCAAGAGGGAGAAACGCCACTTGGCCGAGCTTCAGAAGTTCTTTTAGTTCATCGAAAACAACAAGCGGAATCTCTTTGATCTTTGCGGTATCAAGGGAGAACTGCAATGAAATCTCTGACATTATCGTTAGACATTTCAACTACTGCGACAGGATGGGCCGTATTTCACGGCTCTGACCTTGTCCAGAGTGGTGTCTTAAAACATAAAAGCAAGTCATTCTTTGAACGTGGGCGCTTCATGGCTAGCGAACTGCGAGCGATTCAATCGAGAGCGCTCCAGAAGTACTACTGCCATTTTGAATCGATTGTGGTCGAGAAGAACTCAGTCATGGGGCCAAATCAACAATCTATGATTAGCATCGGAATTGTGACAGGGATTATTCTTGGACGGTTAGTCGCTGACAATGTGTATTTTGTCAACGTGTCGACCTGGCGCAAGTACTGGAAGTTTAGTTATAAGGACCGAAGCAAGAAGTCGATGAAGCTGCAGTCTGTTTCTAAAGTGTCCGAATCGTTCAACCTGAACGTCAAAGACGACGAGGCCGATGCGATTCTGATTGGTTCGTATTTTGTAAATCATGGACACGAATTTGGAGACCTGGAAAGCCATAAGATAAGTTAAAGGAGCTGGAAGATGAATGTTAAAAAACTAATCGAAAAAATCGAAGGTTTAAATAAATTGTATGGAGAAAAGTTTTATGTTGCTTTGGACGATGTTTTGGATTTAGTGAAACAACTAGACGAACCGCAGAAAGTCGTAGTACCGCCGTTTGTATCAGTTTGGTATATGATAAACAAAGATAATTTATATAAAAACATTGCATATCTTTGTGCGAATTGGGTAAAATCGACAAATGACGATACTCTCTTTAACTGGATGTCGAATACAGATAACTTTATCGAAATTCTCGTCAATATGCACAAGTTCGGCTACGAGGTCGAGAAAGAGAAAGAAAAACGGTATCGGGTTAAATTAAAAAGTAACTCAGAAGAAATTGACTATTTGGTGGATACAATAACGAACGGATTTCGTTTTTATAGTAATATTTACACTCAAAGAAGGGAACACACCCGCAAACAATTAGAAGAAGCCGACTTTGGCTGGGTTTTCGATTGCGAGGGGATTGAGATTGAGGAGGTGGAAGGATGACAGTAGAACAATTCCTTCAATCGTTATCCTACCTTATGTGGACTTCATATTGGTCAGTAATTTTTTATAAGTTCTTTAAAAATAATAAAAATAATAAAGATTGAGGAGGTGGAGTGATGAGCCTTACGCTAAATAGCACAATTGGAGACTTGGTTTTGGCAATCGGAAAAATTATCGTTAGTTCTGATGGTAAAACCAATACTATGGTTCTGGATATACCTGACCAAAAATTTTACTTAGAGATTGCGGTTAAAGCAAAGGATGTGGAGTGATGAATAATGATCAAAACATTTTAGAGACACAATTAATTCTAGGCAAGCAAGTTTTAGAAATTGTATTTGATTTGCTAAAAAATGACTCAAAAACAGGGTCCATTTTGCCTTTAAATATAAATGGTCGTGATTTCACTATCACGGTTGAAAAGGAGGCGACAGATTGAAACGATTCATCGCAATATGGATTCTGCTATCTGCTGGATTGAACATCTGGCAGATGGATAGGATTCGAGATTTGGAAGAAAAGAAGCCGACGTTTATCTATAAGGCGGATAACGTAGGCGCTGAGATATTCGGTAAAGTCGTAGAGAAAGGACGACATGGCAGGCTATACACGCTGACTATTCGTGATTACGGCATTTTCGTAGTTACGAAAGAAGTGTATGATACGGTGAAAGTTGGAGATGAGGTGATGCTATGACGTTCGTTGAACACAATAACCGTCAGAAAGCCAATAAATTTGCTGAGTATGTAACGGGAAAACCACTACGTGAATACTTAGCTAAAAAAGTGAAGCAGTATTGTGGTGAAAATGTATCTGTTTTTGATGGTGCAGCAGGTTCAGGACAATTAGAACAATTTATCAGTATGACTGATTTTCATGCAGTAGAGATTCAAAAGGAAAGTTGTGAAGCTTTAAAAATTAACTTTCCAAACGCAACAGTAGATGATCAAAGTTTCTTTACTTATCAATCTGATATCCAAGTAGATGCTATTGCTATGAATCCGCCTTATTCTTTAAGGCTTAAAGAGTTGCCAGAAGAAGACCAACAGGCTATCAAAGAATTATACCCTTGGAAAAAATCAGGTGTTGTGGATGATATTTTTTTACTGAAGTCCATGAATTATACTAAGCGTTACGGATTCTATATCATGTTCCCTGGTATTGCTTATCGTCAATCTGAGAAAAAAATGAGAGAGCTAGTTGGTAACAATCTCGCTGAATTGAATGAAATTCAAAACGGATTTGAGGATACTCCTATCAATGTCATATTTTTAGTAATTGACAAAGAGAAGAATAGTCCTGAACTTTCAAAAGAAATTTATGATTGTAAAACTCAAAGGGTTGAATATCAAGAATCTGATACATTAAATTCAGATTTCAGCTGGGTAATATCAAAGAAACCAGCTGAGAAAGAAGAAATAGACATTGATAAAGTGAATGCTGAATTAGATCAAATGGCAATTGATCACCTTGAAAATCATTTAGCAAGTCAATTGATATTGATTCAATTCTTTAATGCAGATATTGATATAAAATCTTTTATCACAAAATGCCACAAAGTTTTAGATGATTATCTGTTAGCTTATAATTTTATGGTTGGACTTGAATGAAACCAGAAAAGATAACAACCTACAGATTGTTAGAAGTTTGTGACTTAATTCCGGGTAAGCGTGGCAAGGTTTGTGACGGGACATATTTTATTTATGGCGCTGGCATGAATGCAAAGGGAACTACAGATAAATTCAATTGTGAGAGCGACACAATCCGCTTGACTCGTAAAGGGACAGTTGGTGCTGTTTATTTCCATCGAGATCCATTTTGGATGGAAGAAGCTAGCTTTAAAGTTGAGCCAAAAGAAATGATAGATAAGCGATATTTATTTCACTGGCTGTTAATGAAGCGTGAAGAAATAGAGCGATGCGCAGACGGATACAATCAACCATGTTTGTCAGTAGCTAGATTGTCAAAATTAACGATTGACGTCCCTGATATGAGATATCAGTTGAAGGTTGTTAAACTGTTGGATGAAATGAGTGCAGATTTGGAATTTTTTATAGACAATATCACACAAACAAAAATGAACCAAAGCAAGGTTTTGAGTTACTATAACGAGAAAATCGGAACGGCTTTAGAAAGAGAAATAAATGGATAACAAGCTATATTGTGAAGATTGTGAGCAGTTTTTCTTTTTGAAAGACAAGTTAGATTATGATTGTGTATTTCAAAATGGTATTTGTAGTGAATGCTTAGTCAAAAGAGTAGAAAGGGGGATTGAATGGTAGTTGATGATAAATGGAATCACGATTGGGCTTTGTATGCAGGAGACAGATTTGTCACAATGGGAACATTATATGAGATAAGTGAATTCACTGGTATTAGCTTAGACTCCTTAAAGATTTACTCAAGAAAATATCACAAAACACATTTTCCAAATGGGAGAGCTTTGATAAGAATAGAAGATGATAAAGAGGGTGAAGTATGACAACACTAGAAAACGTAAAACAATGGTTCGTAGACCGTGACCTGGCCAACGAATTTAAGCATTAAAAAAAGCCAAGACACTCTCTGCCTCAGCAATAATTTTCAACACTATTATTATATCACAAAGGAGACAGAGAGTGAATAAAGCTAAAGAGCTCTTGAAAGAATTACAAGACCTTGATATGGACATTCAAAGCCGTATAGATGAAATCAAAGAACTTGAGGCTGGTTTGCTCTCAAGTCCTAAATGGTCCGAGGTTAAAGTAAAAGGTGGTCAAGCTAGAAAGGTTGATGACGTCTATACTCAGCTTGTTGTAATGAAAAAGGCTATAGAACAGGATACGAAAGAAGTTATTAACAGAAAGCTTGAATTAGGTCGGATGATCAATAGGCTTAAAAATCCAAAACATAGAACTATTTTGAGAAAGACCTACATAAATAAGATGTACGTTGATGACATCTGTGACAGCATGGGGGGCATGAGTTCCCCTACTTACTATCGTTTGAAGAAACAGGCAGTAAAGGAACTTGATATTATTCTTTCAGAATTGATAGTAAATGATAGTAACTGTACAGGCATGAAGTCTAAAATCTGTTAGAATGGTAGTATCAAGAATTGAAAAGAGAGGTCTCAGAATTGGTAGATGGTTACCTGTAATGTCAGGGGGCTGTAATGGCCTTGGAGGTTCAAGTCCTCCCCTCTCCTTTGAGTGTTTTGTGTCCCAGAATGAGTTAAATCTTCTGGGTGGGGATTCATATATCACTCATTAACTTAAAAATGGTTGCGGAGCGACTGGACCTCGCATGATTGCGTAGCTAATTATACGTCGACTAAGTTATAAGCTAGGCGGTTTGATTCCGCTTGAGGTCTTAAAGACTACAAAAAATAAAAAAAGAAAGTATTTCAAAATAGATTTCTGATTAACACCGTAAGTCTGTAGTCTACTTGCACTAAGTCACTCTTTGAGTGGCTTTTTATTTTGTCAGAAAGGAGGTAGTCCGGTGAGTGGATAAACTAACCCCAAAACAAGAGCTATTCGTCCAAGGAATAATCTCTGGACTATCCCAAAGACAAGCATATAGACAGGCTTACAAAGCCGAAAAAATGAGCGATGCAGTAGTTGACAATAAAGCATCTGCTATTTTCAATAAGGGTGAGGTAAGGGTTAGGTATCGTGAGTTACTCAAACAGTTCTCGAACATGTCCTTATGGTCCAGAGAGCAGGCTTTCAATGAGTATGAATGGCTAAAAAATAAAGCCAGGGCAAGCATCGAGAATGACGGTATTAGACAAGCGAATTCTAACGCTTTCCTCGCAGCTTTGGAAGGTATGAACAATATGACTTTCCATGACTTAGAGTTGATCGATGAAAAACTGAAACTAGAAATCGAAAAACTCAAAACTCAAATCGGCGAGGATAATGAACAAAATGACAAACTTGTTGAGTTTGCTAAGGCTTTGAGAGGTGCTTTTAATGACAAGTAAATTCACCCCTAAACAAGAACAAGTCCTTAGACGAGTATTGAACGATGATTTCTTTATTTGCGGTCTGCACGGCGCTAAGCGTTCAGGTAAGACTGTTTTGAATAATATGGTCTTCCTGAATGAAATTGATAGAGTTAGAACAATAGCTGATAAGTTAGACATCGATGAACCGATGTACATCTTAGCTGGGACGTCTTCAACTTCGATACAAAATAATATCATACAAGAACTTTATAACATGTTTGATATTGAGCCAAAATACGACAAACATGGAGCTTTTACTCTTTGCGGAGTTAAAGTGATTCAGGTCTACACTGGTTCGATTTCAGGACTAAAACGTGCTCGTGGATTTACTGCTTTTGGAGCTTACATAAACGAGGCGTCACTCGCTAATGAACAGGTATTTAAAGAAATCATTTCACGTTGTTCGGGAGAGGGTGCACGGATTGTTTGGGATAGTAACCCAGATATCCCAACTCACTGGCTCAGACGAGATTATATCAACTCTGGTGATGATATGATTATCGACTTTCATTTCAAGTTAGATGATAATACATTCATGTCTGATAGATACCGCGAGAATATCAAAAATGCTACGCCAGCTGGTGTATTTTACGACAGAGACATTCTAGGACTGTGGGTAACTGGTGAGGGTGTTGTTTATCGTGACTTTAGCGAGAATATGTTTGTGGACAATGTGTCAGAAGATATCACGAAGATATATGCTGGCGTAGACTGGGGTTACGAACACTTTGGCTCTATCGTTGTTATCGGAGAAACGTCTGACGGTTTGGTTTATCTGTTAGAAGAACACGCTTACCAGTACAAAGAGATAGACTTTTGGGTAGGACTTGCTAAGGATATCAAAGAACGATATGGCAATATCACTTTCTGGGCAGATAGTGCACGACCTGAGCACGTAGCTAGGTTTCAGAGAGAACAATTAAAAACCTTTAACGCTAACAAGTCAGTCTTGTCTGGAATTGAAGAAGTTGCCAAGCTAATGAAAGCTGGGCGCTTTTTTGTTTCAGATAAGGTCAGCAAGTTCAAAGATGAAGTCTATCAGTATATCTGGAATGAAAAGACGGGCGAGCCAGTAAAAGAGAATGATGACGTACTGGATGCTGTGCGTTATGCGATTTACTCACAACATTCACAACCAAAAGCAACCGTCCGCAGACGTTCGCAGTACGGCTTATAGACTTATAGAAAGGAATTAAATGTATCAGATTTTTACTTATCCAATGTATCAGATTTTTACTTATCCACGGGATGGATATGACGAAACGGCTTTGAGTAAGGAATTGATTTACAAGCTGATTCGCAAGCACACATTAGAGCGTAGTCGTTTGCAAAAATTGAAGAAATACTATCTGGGTGAACATGCTATCTTGAATCACGAGCGACGAAACGAGAATGCTCCAAACTTCAAAACAGTAGCCAATCATGCTAAGGACATCGCAGACACATCTACGGGATATTTCATGGGCAATCCTATCAAGTATAACAACACCGCTGAGAGCGACCTTGAGCCTTTGCTTAAGGCTTTTGATGGTGCTGAAATTGACCAAGTGGACGCACAGAACGCACTTAACATGGCTATCTATGGACGTGCTTACGAATACATCTATGCCAAAGAGGGATTGACTGAACTAGATTCGACCAGCGTAGATCCTGAGAATGTGTTCATCGTTTACGATGACAGTATTGAACGCAAGGCATTGTTTGCAGTTTATTACTACGAGATTAAAGACGATACGAAAGATGCTACTAAGTATCAAGCAGAAGTCTTTACTCAGAATCTGCATTATCACATTGTGCTGCGTGATTCGAGCATAGGAACGACACAGAATGAGCAAGTAGAGCCTCACAACCTCGGACAAATCCCAATCATCGAATACCGCAATAATCACTTTGCGGTTGGTGATTATGAGCAACAAATCAGCTTGATTGATGCTTACAATTCGTTGATGGGCAACCGAGTCAACGACAAGGAGCAGGCAGTAGAGTCTATTCTTGTATTGTACGGTGCGCAGTTAGCAGACAACCAAGAAGAAGCTAGAGAGGCAATGAGTATCCTTGCTGAAGAAGGTCTTTTGGAATTGCCAGCAGATGCCAAGGCTGATTTCTTAAAGAACGCTCTGGACGAGAACGCAACTGAAATCTTGCGCAAGGCTTTGAAAGAAGACATTTACACATTCAGCCATGTGCCGAATTTGACAGATGAGAACTTCGCAGGCAATAGCTCGGGCGTAGCCATGGAATTTAAGCTATTGGGCCTTGAAATGATTACCAAGACCAAAGAAGCGAACTACAAGCGAGGTCTTAGACAGCGTATTGCTATCTTCGCTCACTACTTGGGCATGCAGCAGATTGCTCTTGAAGCACATTCAATCGTGCCACAATTCAGCCGTGGATTGCCTAAAAACTTGCTTGAATTGTCACAGATTATCAATAATCTTGAAGGCAAGGTCTCACTTCGTCAGCTTATTTCTCTCTTGCCATTCGTTGAAGACCCTGACGCTGAGTTGGAAGAACTCGAGGAAGAGAAAGAGAAGAATATGGAACGTGTGCCATTCTTTAATCAGGCTAACACGAAGCCAGACGATGAGGTAGCAAATGAAGAACAAGGACTACTGGACCAAGAGGAAGGCTAATCTCATCTATGAGCAGATGGATAAGGCTGAAAGGCAAGCTGACAAATTCGACGAGATTTATAAGCAATCCAAAGCCTATTTAGACAAGCAAATCAACAAGGTTTTTGATAAATTCCAACGTGATTATGGGTTAAGCGAGCGTGATGCTCGTCAGGTCTTGAAGAACATGAAGGATCAAAAAGACCTGAACGAACTTCGTAAGGTTCTTGAAGCTAGACCAAATGATCCGAATATCCAACGCTTACTTGCCGATTTAGACAGTCCAGCCTATGCTTATCGCATGAAACGCCTTGAACGGTTAAGTGCCGACTTGGATTTGATGCGTAGTTCTATCTATCTTTCTGAGAAGAAAGGCTCAGATGCCTTTTATAGCGACTTGATGAAGGATAGCTACTACAAGGCTACTTTTGACTTGCAACAGCAGACAGGACTTGCTTACAGCTTCTCAAGTCTACCTGAAACAGAAATCAAGCGTTTAAGGGGCTTAAAATGGACAGGAGAGGCCTATTCGGACAGGATATGGTCAAACACTGGGGCGCTTGCTTCAAGCGTGAAAGACGAGCTTTTGGTAAGCCTCATGACGGGTCGCAGTGTCAAGGATACTGCCCAAGCAATCGCTGAACGTTTTGAAGTTGGTCAAAATAATGCTAGGCGCTTGGTTCGTACTGAGTCAGCCTTTTTTCATAACCAGATGGAACTGCTCAGCTATGAAGATGCTGAAATTACAAAATATCGCTTTGTGGCTGTGTTGGATAGGCGCACGTCGCACATTTGTCAAGAACATGACAATAAGGTCTACGATACGGACAAAGCTGAGCCTGGTGTGAACTATCCGCCATTGCATCCATGGTGCAGATCTACGACTATCGCACACGATGAGGACGCAGATTACAGCAAGCTCGAGCGCAGGGCTAGAAATCCTGAAACCGGTAAAGTTGAGTACGTACCTGCTGATATGTCTTATAAAGACTGGTATAGCAAGTATGTGGATGGTGAGGAGGATGTCAAAGAATCTAAGCCAGAAGTGGATGACAAGGTTTTTGTAGCTGATAAACCAAGTGAAATAGACGACTTCTTTAAGAAACAAAAATCTTATCAGAAGTGGTATAATGGACTTACAGATGATGAGAGAAGCGTTATTTACTCTTATACAACAGAAAATTATCATAATTTCAATAATATAAAACGCTATGGACTTGACGAAGCTTTAAAAATACGTGAAAAGTTCTGGTTTGAAAACGACGGAGATGTAGCTGATTTACCTTTTGCTTTAGATATTGTAAAAGATACTGAGTCGAATATTCCAATCTTAGAGAAAGCTATTTCAAAATTTGCGCCGGAAAAAAGCTTTAAGGCCTATCGTGGAAGTGGGTCTATATCTGCTTTAGGCAAAGATTTGGGATATTTGGATTTAGAGGTTGGCCAATCTCTCAGGTTGGATAAAGCTTTCACTTCATTCAGTTTGGATAAAAATTACGCTAAAGAGTTTGCCATTGACGGCGACGGGGCAAATATATTATTTGAGGTTACTGTTAAGAAAGGTCAGAAGACGGGAGCTTATATTGCTGATTTAGCAGATTATAACCCTGAAAAAGAATATCTGATGAAGCCTAACTTGAAATATAACGTTGTTTCTAAAACAGAAAGCGAAGACGGTTTGCTAATTTACGGCTTGGAGGTGTTAGAAGATGGGACTTGATAAATCATTCATAGAAAAAGCCTTTTATCGGCCTGAAGATAGAGTAAATAGAGCGATTTTTGTAAAACCTGAAGAACTTATTGAACTATCTGATGAAGATTTAAGTTTTTTTGGAGAGGGTATCTTTTATTGCTTGCCTCGTAGTAAATTTGTAGAAAGTCATAAAGATGAGATTCGAGAGAAATACAATCTTTCTAACGAAATGCCAAAGATAAACGGCATCTATTTGGGTACTTTTGTAAAAATGAGAGCATGGGATAAAATACGAAAGACAAAACCAACTTTGAAAGAAATAATAAGTATAGCTAGAAATCAAAGCACCTAGAGAAATCTAAGTGCTTTTTTCGTGCTCAGAAAGGAGTAAAACATGTTTATTTGGGAATGGTTAGCAATCGCTTTCGGGTGGTTGTTTTTCTTGTTGTTAATCTTTATTATTCTGGCTGTGATCAGCGGAATAATTGAAGGTGTAAAGAAAGGATTGACTACGCTGATTTAAGCAATCCTCTTTTAAAAATCGAAACGCTTGAAGGATTGATGATTGCAACAGAAGGTGACTACATTATCAAAGGTGTCCAAGGAGAATTTTATCCATGCAAGCCGGATATTTTTGCAGAAACATACGAAAAAATGGAGGAATAAAAATGTTAGAAAAAGCAAAACGATTGGCATCACAAGAATTTTCGCGCTTATCAGGTCGTGAAATCAAAGCAGAAGACTGCTTTGTAGTTTGGTTTAGCAAGACCTTGCAAAATTGGAAAGCTCTTGTTAGTACGAACAAAATTACATCAAGTGAGACCTGTGGAGATTATGCCGAAATCACGCATAATGGAGACAAGAAAGAGACTTATGTGGATGTCTATACTAAAGTTTCAAACCGAGCTATTAAAGATTAGGAGGTGATCCGATATCTTGGCTGGCAGGAATAGACTGCTATAAGTCGAACAATTGAAACAAGGGGGCTAACAATGAAAGTTAAAGAACTTTGTAAAGTGATAGAAAAAGAGTCTTATGTAACTGTTGAACATCACGGTAAACGATTAGAAGGCGGATATCCTTGTTGTTTTCTTGAATGCGAGTTAGAAGTTAAAAAAGTTTCTGTTATAGCTTGCGAGGTTATCCTGATAGAAACTTAAAAGAAAGGAACTAAAAAATGGAAGATTGGAAAGAACGCTTTAAAAAAGAATACTACGAATTGAGAGAACGATTCCAGAAGTTGGATGCAATGATTGGAAAATACGAAAAAGGGCAACTTAAGTTTGAACCTAAATGTCCGATCGATTTATTAAAAGGTCAGCGTTCAACCATGTGGAATTATTTAAAAATCCTAGAACAACGCGCAAAAATTGAAGAAATTAAACTATAAAACATAACCGTATGGAATCCCGTACGGTTTTTATATTGTCCGAGCATTGATGACAGAAAAAGCCATGGAGTATACAGTCGGGGACGACTTTAAAAATAGGAGGTTCGCAATGAACGAAGAAACACAAACAGTCGAAACGGTTGAAGAACAAAAGGTACCTGCAGAACCTGCACCACAACCGCAAGACGAGAAGAAGTACACAGATGCAGACGTCGATGCTATCATCGATAAGAAATTTGCTAAGTGGAAATCAGAGCAAGAAGCAAAGGAAAACGAAGCTAAGAAGCTTGCTAAGATGAACGCTGATGAAAAGAAAGACTATCAGCTAAAACAACTAGAGCAAGAACTAGCTGACCGTGAAAAGGCTATTGCTCGCAAGGAATTGACCGCAGAAGCTAAAGCGATGTTAAGTGAACGTGGCTTACCAGTTGAATTAGTGACCGTGGTTGATTTGTCAAACGCAGAAGCTGTGACTGAATCAGTCGCGATCATTCAGAAAACTTGGGAGGATGCAGTCCAAAAAGGTGTATCCGAACGCATGAAGGGTAGCGCACCTATTAAGACTGCGCCAACAAATCAGCAAGAAGTCACTGAAAAATGGAAACAGGACTTTTTGCGCTAGAAAATAAAATAATGAGGTAAAAATAAATGGCATTTGAAGCATTAAACACAGCAGAATCACGCAAGAAACATCTTGGAATTATCGAGGATGTCCTTGCGGTAAATTCATACGCAACACCACTCTTGACACCGAGCGAAGCAGTGACTCTAAACGGTCGCTCATTCACAGTTGCTACTGGCAACACAACCGAGCTTAAAGACTACAAACGTAACAAAGACAATGAATTCGATCACGTTGAAGTTGAAGAAAAAATCTACACGCTTGAAGAAGAAAAATACTGGGGACGTTTCGTTGACCAGTTGGATGAACGTGACTCAAACGGTCAAGTCAACATCGAATATGTAATTGCTCGTCAAGCTGCTGAAGTTGTAGCTCCATATCTTGACAAACTTCGTTTTGATGCAGCGCTCGGAAACGTAAGTGACAATGTGGTCATGGGCAAAACTGCAGGAGCGAACAACGCTTACAATGCAGTTCTTGACGTTTCTGAAAAATTGGATGAACTCGGAATCACTAAAGAACGCTTGCTCTTCGTGACTCCAAGTTTCTACAAAGCTATCAAGTCTGAAATCGTACGCTTGCCACAAGGTGACGCAGACAAGAAAGTTCTTGGCAAAGGATATGTTGGTGAATTGGATGACTACACAGTCTACAAAGTACCTTCTAAATTCTTGCCAAATGTAAATGCCCTTGCAACTGCTCCTGGTGTTGTGACATCACCAATTCAAATCGATAACACTAAGTACAACGACAACGTACCTGGCCGATTTGGCGAATTGGTAGAACAATTGCTCTACACTGGAGCTTATGTGCTTGAACACTTCCAAAAATACATCATCACAATTGCAGATTCTAAGCCTGCCGCTAAAAAATCAGCACAAGGCAAGACAGTAAACCGTGCTAAAGCGTGGAAGACTGGAACAGCCTACAAAGAAGGCGACACAGTAACGCATGAGAACAAAGTCTACGTTGCAATCAAAGACATCACTAGCTCAACCAACGCACCAGACTCTGATTCTGCTAACTGGAAAGTCAAGAAATAAGGTCTGACCTATGAAAGTCAGAGTTAAGCAACCGTTCAATGACTGGCAAGCTAAAGTGAGACGACAAGAGAATGATGTTTTTGAGATGACAGACGAGCGTTTTAACGAATTGTCACACAATCTCAAGAGCGAGTTCTCAGTCGATATCGCAGACGTTGTCGAGATCATTGACGAAATCGAAACCCAAGGAGACGAGACGACTCCTTACGATTAGGAGGTCTTATGGAACTTGAAAAACTAAAATCATTGACGGGCGAGAGTGACGAAACAATCCTCTCGTCTTTACTTTTAAGGGCTGAAAACATCATTTTATCTGAGACGAACCGAGAGAAGCTGACGCCAGCGCTCAAAAGACTACTACCTGAACTTGTAATTGAGCTCTACAATCGCTCAGGAAGCGAAGGAGAGCAATCCAGGAGCGAGGGTGGTATATCTGTCACTTATGGTGAAAACGGATTGTCTACGGGGCTTTTACAGCGTATTCGGATGCATCGATTAGCGAGGGTGGCAGGTCATGTTTTTGAAAAAGAATAGACTGAAACCATATCCTATGAAGCGGTTCAAGAAAACCGTTACGGATGAGGGAGTCGCTAAAGAAGGATATGCGGATGAGATTGAGGAAGTGCGACTTGAATTGTGGCCAGCTACTAGCCAGCTACAATCTGAGATTTATGGTGATCGTATTAACGATATCTTGAACGCAAACGTGAGCAAGGGTGCAGACATTAATGTCAAAGACGGTGTCTGTATTGATAGCAAAACAGAAGTCACGCATCGGGTTATCTCAAAAAAAGTATACAGTCATCATCAAGTATTGGAGTTGGAACGTGTCAGGTTTAATCGGAGCAGATAGCTTAATCGCTAAATGCCGTAAGTTATACGGCTCAAAGAGCAACGAGATAGTAGGACAAGCGGTCTTGCATGCTGCTAAAACAGTCGTACAAGCTGAAGCCAAACTTAGAGCACCAGCGAACGAGGGTGAGTTGAGAAATAGCATCAGAGTGCGTCTAAAAATAAACGGCAACAAGATATCGAGCGAAGTCTTTACAAACTCAGACCATGGCTCCTATGTCGAACTTGGTACAGGTCCGAAAGGACAAGCTAATCACTCAGGCATATCGCCAGAAGTTAGCGTGGCTTATCGGTCTAGTCCCTGGTATGTGCATGAAGACCAAATCAACGTAGGACCTTACCACTTTGCCAAAAGAGGTGAGTTTTACAAGATGTATGGTCAACCAGCTCAACCTTACTTGTATCCTGCTTTGAAAGATAACCATGACCGTGTATCAAGCAAAATATCAAAATACATTAGTAGAAAGATAAGAGAACAGATAAAATGATTAATATTAAGCCTTTAATTTACAAAGAATTGCAAAAGGTCGCAGATAATGTGACCGACACGTATCCGAGCGACTGGGAGAACGTTCCAGTCGTCATTTTTTTGGAAGAACAAAATAAACCTGGTGATTGGTACGATGACCAAGAGAATAAGTCGCATATCCGCTATAAGGTGGATATCTTCGACAAAGACAGCACAAGCGATTTAGCGGTCAAAATCAATGAAATCTTCGCATCTTTAGGGTTGCGAAGAACAGATTGTCAGGATGTACCTGACCCGTCGCATTTGCGTCACAAGTTGATGCGCTTCGAGGGAATCGTGGACCTTAATTCACAATTGGTTTATCAATACAGAATGGAGAATTAAAATATGTTAGCAAATGGAATTACGCTTTCTTACGGAAAAGCTAAAGGAACTTATACTAAGCTTGCAGGATTAAAAGAAGTCCCAGAGTTCGGTATTGAACCAGAAAAGGTTGAGAATACAACTCTTGAGGACAAGGTTAAGAAATACGAATTTGGTATTGGTGATGCTGGAGAACTTGAGTACAAGTTCGCTTATGATAACTCAAGCGCAACTTCTTCTTACCGTGTTTTACGTAAGGCAGCAGAAGACAAGGAAAAACTCTACTTTGAGCAAGCTTATCCAGACGGTGCCAAGGTCGATTTTGAAGGGCAAGTGTCCGTCAAACTTGGCGGTGGCGGAGTGAACTCCGTTATCGAATTCACACTCAAGATTGCATTGCAGTCTGAATTGACATTCGTTGATGGAATTGGAGGTTAATAGATGGCTTTACCATACGCAATTTGGAAGGTCAGTGAGGACAAGGAGTTAAAGCTCCGCCTCACATCTTCGCAAGGAATGGACGTTGAAGAAAAAATCGGAGCGAATTTGCTCAAGGTCTTCATGCCTGCTGAAGGTGAAACCTTTGCTTTGCCACCTCTCAAAGTCATGTTGTTATTGACCCATGGAGCACTTCAAAGGTTCGAGCATGGACTCTCATTTGAAGATGTATCTGACTTATATGACGACTACGTTGATAATGGTGGAGACCAGGCAGCATTCATGGCAGACGTTATCTTGCCGATGCTTCAAGTGTCGGGTTTTATGCCACGGGAGAAAGCAAGCAAGAAAGCTCCCAAGAAATCCAAAACCAAAATGGAAGTAGTCGACTAGAATCGACTGCAGTTACATCAGTAAAAGAAATGGTCGAGAGGTTATACCCGATGTTTTTAGACATTGGGGGCAAGCCTCTCGATTTTTGGGATTTGACGGTACTTGAAATCAGAGAGATGATTGAGAGCTATAATCGTGTCACAATCCAAAAGCAAAAAGAAAAGATTATTGAATCTTACAGACTTTCGCAGATGATAGCAAATAACGTTTCTCTTTTGCTTTCAAAAGATGCTAAACCGCTTGAAGTATGGGACTATGCTCCTGAACTTTTTGAGAAAGAACGAGAGCAGGTCGAACAAGCGAGGTTGGCTCAAGAGCTGAAATTGCACCAGGAACGCATGCGCATGTTTGCTGAAAGTCACAATCGAAAATTTAAAACGAAAGGAGAATAGATGGGAGTTACTCTTGATGAGCTCAAAGTTATGATTGACGCTGAAATCGCACCTTTCAAAAACAAGATGAAAGAAGTCGAGAACAAGGTCAAAGATGCCTCTAACAAAGTACAGTCATCAACCGACAAAATCAAGGCACAGTCTGGCTCAATGCTAGGTGTGTTTGGTAAACTTGCCAAATTCGCAGGCTTTGCGTATCTCGGTAAGAAAATGCTTGATGTTGGCATGTACTCTACACAAATGGCTCTTGAAGTTACAGCATCGATTAACCAAATCAAGCGTCAGATGGGCGAGAGCTCACAGACATTCTTAAAATGGGTAAATGACAACGCAAACGCTATGAACATGGGGGTTGGTGAAGCAACGAAATATGGGGCGGTATACTCAAACCTATTTTCTGGCTTTATCAAAGACTCGAACAAACTGAGCGCATATACTGCTAAGATGTTGCAAACATCGGCAGTAGTCGCAGAAGGCTCGGGTCGTAGCATTACAGACGTTATGGAGCGGATTCGCTCTGGTTTGCTTGGAAATACCGAAGCGATTGAAGACCTAGGAATTAACGTCAATGTGGCCATGATTCAATCAACTGAAGCGTTTAAACGCTTTGCGAATGGCCAAAGTTGGGACCAACTCGACTATCAAACCCAGCAACAAATCCGTCTCATGGCTATCCTAGAGCAAGCGACTGCTAAGTATGGCACGACCCTGTCACAGTCGGTCAATGGACGTATTAGCTTGTTCAAGTCGTTACTGAAAGATTCGGCTCTCAATATCGGTAACGCATTCTTGCCGATTATCAACGCTATCATGCCAGTCTTGAACTCGTTTGCTATGGTCTTGAAGAATGTGACTGCTAAACTCGCTGAGTTTATCGCTCTCATGTTCAACAAGAAAGCGACTGTAAAAGACGGTGTAGCTGGTGCAGTCGGAGATATGAACGGAGCCTTACAAGATGCAGCAGGAGGCGCAGGAGACCTCGCTGATGCCATGGACGACGCAGACGATGCGTCTGGTGGTCTAGCTGACAATCTCGGAGATTCTGCCAAAAATGCTAAGAAAGCAGTCAAAGAATTACTTGGCTTAGCTGGATTTGATGAAATCACGCTCTTGAACAAGAAGGATGACGCAGATGACGGAGGCTCTGGAGGTTCTGGTGGGGGCGGTGGCAAGGGCAAAGGTAAGAAAGGTAAAGGCGGAAGCGGACCTTTTAAAGATATCTTGCCAGAAATAGCTCTAACCGATATGGACAACCAGTTCAAGAGCATCTTTGATGGTCTAGGAGATAAGCTGAAAGGACTAACAAGCCTCTTTAGCAAAGGGTTCACTGCTGCATTCAGAGCCGAAGGTCTTGAACGTATCAAGATCGGCCTTGGTCAAATCAAGACTACGCTTGAAGAAATCGCTACTGATCCACGAGTAGTCAATGCCTTTAATGGCATGACCGAGAAAATCGCTTATGCACTAGGGCAGATAGCGGGCTCTATCGGCACAATTGGAGTTGGTATTGGTGTCTTTCTTGCAGAAAGTATAGCGAACGGCTTAGGACGTCAAAAAGAGCGTATTATTCGCTCACTTGTGGCTCAATTCGAGAATACGGGCAATATGTTTGCATCAGCTGGAAATATCGCTCAGGCATTCGCAGACGGCTTCTACGAAGTCATTACATCGACTGGCGCTGTTCGTATTGGAAGTGCGATTACATCTGCTCTTTTAGCGATCCAATCTAGCGTTACTGAGGTTAGTTACAAGCTTGGTGGTGACCTTATGCAAGGTATCGAGCGAATTGTTACAGATAACATGCCTGGTATCACCAGTTCGCTTTCCAATTCCCTGTCTGCCATTGCTCCTATTTTCGAGAGCGCAGAACAAGCAATCAATGATATGTCTGATTCTCTCAGCCATGTGTACGACCAATACATTCGCCCATCGATTGAATCGTCAACGAAAGCTATATCAAGCATTATCGATTTGTTTGTAAGAGGCTGGAATAATTACATCAAACCAGTTATCGAAAAACTCGGTCAAGGCTTCTCGAACACAATTGACAAACACATCTCGCCAATGATCCAGAAGATTTTGGAGATGGTTGCAAGTTTCCAAAAAATGTCACAAGTCATTAATGCTTATGTAGGTCCTGTGATTGGCTTTTTCGTTGAGCAATTGACGAGAGTTCTAGCTCCAACTCTTGAATATATCGGAGAAGTTTTCCGTGTATTATTCAACACAGTTGCTGATATATTTGGAGGAATAGCTGATTTCCTCAAAGGTGTATTTGATATTATCACGGGTATCCTTACCGGTGATATGAGCAAGATTTTCGACGGCTTCACTGAAACGGGCGATGCTATTATGAACATCTTGTCTACAATCTTAACTGGATTGTTGGATTTAACAGTCGCAGTTCTGAAGTTCATTTGGGATACAATTGTGGCAATCTTCCAAGGAATTTGGGACGGTATTGTTGCCATTTTCACGCCACTTGGAGAATGGTTCGCAGCGCGTTGGAACGATATCACAACTGTTTTAGCTGACGTGGCTAAATGGTTTGGTGATATGTTCCAAAAGGCTTGGAACGCCCTTACAAACGTATTCTCTTCAATCGGCACCTGGTTTGGTGAGCGTTGGAACGATGTAACGACTGCGCTTGCTAATGTTGCTACGTGGTTTGGAAATATCTTCAAGACTGCATTTGAAGCAGTCAAAAACGCATTTAGCACGATTGGTAGCTTCTTTAGCGGTGTTTGGAACACGGTCAAGAATATCTTCGTGAATGCTGGTCAAATGGTCGGTAGCGCAGTAGGCGGAGCTTTCAGAAGCGCAGTTAATGCGGTTCTTGGAACAATCGAGAATGTAGTCAATGGCTTCATCGGCATGATCAATGGCGTTATTGGTTTGATTAACAAGATCCCAGGTGTTTCTCTTGGCGGTATCGGCTATGTAAGTCTACCTCGATTAGCTCGTGGTGGTATCGTTGATAGTCCGACAGTAGCTATGATTGGGGAAGCTGGTAAAGAGGTTGTTATGCCTCTTGAAAACACTGGATTCTTGCAGACTATGGGTCGCATCGTAGGTGGTGCGGTAGTCAGTGCTCTGGGCGGCGGCTTGCCACAATCCGGAGGCTTCAGCGGTAGTGGTGACATCGTCATCATGATTGGCGGTCACGAGTTCGGTCGTGTAGCTATCCAAGAAATCAATCGAGAACAAGAACGTGCGGGACAAGTCTTGCTTAACATTTAAAAGGAGGTAAAATGGCACGCTTAATTATCAATGGGGTGGCTGTTAAGCCTCCCAAATCTTTTCAAGTCGGTATCCAAGACATCGATGGAGAAACTGGTCGAAACGCTAACGGAGATATGGTGCGTGACCGTATCACGACTAAACGAAAATTAGATTGCGAGTGGGGAATGATGACTCAGGAAGAAATGAGTCAGCTTTTAAATGCTGTTTCATCGGTCTTTTTTGAAGTTTCATATCCTGATCCAGTAAGAGGTCAAACAACAGGGACTTTCTATGTTGGAGATAGAACGGCTCCAAGTTATTCGTTTACCGAGAAGTTCAAGCCTTGGTCAGGCGCTAAATTTAATCTGGTAGAAAGGTAGTTAGAACATGGATATATTCAGACAAAAGAAATTTGATGAAGCGATGTTCGCTAAAAACCGTACTCTTGCTATCAGAGTAGGGCGGTATCAGTCAAGTGATATCAAAGAAGCGCATTTTGATTATGGCTATATCAAGGGTGACACTTATAAGCCAGGAGGCACTTGTGCTGGCAGTGGTAAAATCACGTTCACAAGCATCATCACGACATTCAATAAGTTAGATAAGATTTACCCTGAAATCGGCCTTTTGGTAGATGGGACCTATGAATGGGTCAAAATGGGCGAATACTTCATTAACGATATTGAAATCGACCGCAACAGAAACACGACTAAACTTGATTTGATGGATGGGATGTTTAAGTTAAATCGTGAACATGTCACGGACTTGACCTATCCAGCAGAAATCAGGCACGTTATCAAAGAAATTTGCCTGAAGACTGATATAGAGTTAGCAAATGAATACATGGATATTACATCCATGAATTACAGAATCGATAAGATCCCAAAAGAGAAAAAAATGACATTCAGAGATGTTTTGAGTCTAGCTACTCAGATGCTCGGGATGTCTTGTTTTTTCAATCGCGAAGGGAAACTTGAAATCAAAGAATTAACCGAGTCAGGTATCACGATTACAGCAGATAGCTATTTTATGCACGGATTGACCAAGAGTGAAGTTCAGTACCAGATTGCAGGGATAACTTGTAAAAAAGATAAAGAGACACTCACGGTCGGTATGCGTACTGGTCGCTCATTGGAATTGGATAATCTGTTCATGTCTCAAGTGATTTTAGATAACCTTTATCACAAAATCAAGGATATTCGTTATTATCCGTTCAATTTGAATTATCAAGGCCATTTACTGCTAGATGTCGGCCAGTGGGTGACCATCAAGACAAACACGGGTGAGACGTTCAAGTCGCCTGTCTTGAGTCAGTCATTCACATTTAAGGGGGGTCTGCGTGGTCGTATTAGTGCAGACAGTAAAGCTGGAAATGATGCTCAATATGCGTACGCAGGAACGCTCACGAAGAAGATTGAGCAATTTAGTGAATTTGAGAAGCAAATTCAAAACCAAATCGAAGAAGCAGATAAAGGTTTTGACAAGAAAGTCGAGAAAATCAAAAAAGATTTTAGTGATCAAGTCAAACTGGCCAAAGCACGAGCCGAAGAAGTCAAGCAAGAACTGTCTGACACCATCGACCAGCGATTTAGTAGTTTTGATAATGGTCCATTACAAGAAATCAAGCGCAAGGCTATAGAAGCCTTACAAAACGCTGGCGCCAGCAGCTTACTCGCTCAGGAAGCGAAACAAATCAGTGAGCAGGCAACCGCTGATATAACCAAATTAAAAAACGAGGTCGTTGATGGATATGTCGGCAAGAATACTTACCAAGAAGGAATTCGTGGGATAGAGCGACGAATTGAGGAAGTGAAGACATCGACAGATGGCCAAATTGCTACGAAAATCGCTGAGTACAAAAAATCAGTAGATGGTCGATTCACAAGTTTATCTTCTCAACTTGATGGCAAAGCGAATCTCATTGACTTCCAGCGTGTGAAAGAAACTAGCCAGCTATATGAGCGGATTCTTGGAAATACTGAAAATGGGATTGCGGATAAGGTCGCTCGCATGGCTCTGACGAATCAACTGTTCCAGGTTGAAGTTGGCAAATATGCCAATGTTGGTGGCCCAAATATGCTACGAAATTCGAGGGCGGACGATGGTCTGAAACATTGGACTGAGGATAATGGTCGTTTAGGTTTCACAGCGCACGTCTTTTATTTTAATGGGCAAAAACGTATGTTTTCTTTGTTACCAGGCGCGGTTGTTAAAAGCAATCGTTTTCTTGTAAAACGAAACGCAGACTACATTTTGAATATTTTAGGTTTTGATAACAACTCGAAATATTTTAGAGTGTATTTCTGCAAGCGTAAAAAAGATTCAAGTATGAATTTTCAACAAAAACAACTTGTGTTTGATGGGAAAACTCGTTTGGTTGATGGTCCCGTTTTCGATAACAGTCGAGCGGTCAAGAAAACGTTCAAATTTAACGTCGGTGACTACGATGACGGTTATTTGCAATTCGAGTATGACCGAAACAACCCAGACAAATGGGGCGGTCTGTTCATGACCGAGCTGGATTTCTACGAAGGCTCAACTGACCGTCTATGGCAACCTGCTCCCGAAGATGCGACGCTTGAGACAGACAAGATTCTTGAAGCGACACGAACTCAAATGACTCTACTTCAAGGCTCGTTTGCGTTTCAAAATCTGACCAGCGCTGGCTCAATCGTTTCGCAAATCAATGCGACAAACAATCAAATTTTGATTGAAGCTGAAAAAATTCGGCTGAAGGGTAAGACCTTACTTGATGAGTTGACAGCGATTGATGGATACTTCAAACGTCTTTTCGTCGGTGAAGGTAACTTTGCTAAGCTGAACGCTGAGCTTATCGGTTCAAGGACCATCACAGCTGACAAGCTAATCATGGACCAGGCTATGGCTCGGTTGTTCGTTTCAAGCGACATCTTCACAGATACGCTTGCTGCTAAAGAAGCCTTCATCAACAAGCTACGGTCGGTAGTAGTATCTGCGACTTTGCTTGAAGGTTACAAAGGTAAGATTGGTGGATTTCAAATCGGTACGCATGATAAGGACCCGAATTCATACTGGCTTACTGGACAAGATAAGTTTGCTGTTGGCATGGGAAATGGTGTAGGTAAATATTATAAAACAGCACTTTGGGTTAACTGGGGCAATGATTGGGGCAAGCCAGATCAAAACGCTTGGTATGTTATGAACAGCGGTAAAATGGTATGTGGAAATGAGGTTAATTTTAAGGGTACAACCTATTTTTTAGCCCCTACATTTTCTTATGGTCCGTTCAGTTTCAATGATATTGTACACTTCGACAAAAGCATATTTATGTCAGGCGGAGGAGAAATTTACGGCACAGGTTCAACCCCTCGAAGTAACGGTCGAAATGCGGTTGTTTGGTGGGGGCAGATTGGAGATGGAACAGTTAAATACTGGATCGATAGAGTTTCAGACAGACGTTTGAAACGAGATATCGTTGATACTGATGTTAATGCCATTGATAGAATCAATCAATTAAAAATGGTTGCATTTGATTTCATTAAGACCGGTAAACATGAGGAAATCGGTTTGATTGCGCAAGAGGTCGAAGCAATCTTGCCGTCAGCGATTTCAAAAAATCCTGAGAAAAAAGATGATTACTTGCACATTGATTACGTAGCAATTGTGCCTTACTTAATAAAGGCCATTCAAGAACTCAATCAAAAAATAGAAAAATTGGAGAAAACAGCATGAACGAACAAGACAAACAAATCAGCAGTCTAGCGATTAAGTCGCTTAGCGAAAAAATCAGCAAAGAGGCCACTCAATCAGCTACGCTTGAAGCCCTCTACACAGTAACCGCGATGGAGCTTGAGCAGACGAAGCAGATTATTGAATCAGACGAAGAGCTCAAGGCTAAATTTGAAGAAGTGAAAGGGAAAATGGCAAATGGCAATCAATAATTACGAACTAGCAAGTAAACCTTACACTCGAGGTTTTGGGGATAATATCAAGACCGTAGTTGAGATTCGTCTATCGGATGGGACTCGCTACAGTACGAACATGCGTGAACTCGCAGGAGACCGCACGACTGAGCAAGAGGATGCCTTGATTCAAGCGGTACTGGATATCATCAAGGCTGAACTAGATCCAGGCTCTGCCATCGTGAAAGCACAAGCTGAGATTAAGCAAGCAGTTCAGACTTTGGCAAAAACTGAGACAGACCTAACCGCAAACAAAGAGAACATCGATAGCGTATCAGCAATTACTGAAGTTCTCATTGCGCTTGCAATTGGCCAGAATGGTGGCATGCCAACAAACACTTACAGCAAGGTTGCGCAGTTCATTAAACCTCTTGTAAAAGACCGTCGCTACTCGAACGGCGATATCGTATCGATGCCTTATCCGTACGATACGAATCCAAAGTGGCCAAAAGAAACACCAACAATCTTGAAATTCCAGATGCAACCATCTGAAGGGTACACCTGGAAAGAGCAACCTCTTGCTGAAATGCTCCAAAAAGGCATTTTGACAATTGTCATGCCAAGGATTGAGTAGAAGGAGGTTATATGCCACTTGAAGAAGCTGAAAAAATCGCTCAAAGTCAGGTAGCTTGGGCGATTTTGTTTATCTTACTTTTTTTTATTATAATTCGATATCTCATCAAGACTTCGGACAAGCGAGAGAAGAAGATTATGGATTTGCACGAGCAATCAAAGGCCGACTCTAACAGACGAGAAGAGCGTTTGATGACTCATCTTGAAAAAACCACTACAGAATTAACGACAATTACACATACGGTTGGTGACATTCAAAAAGAAATGGTCCGCATGAACGACCGCATGGACGAAATCGAAAAAGGAGAATAACACATGCAACAGATCAATGAAATTTTAATCAACGGAGCAGTAAGCATCCTAGTCATTTTAGCAGGCATCTCAGTCAAGGCAGTCAAGGACTACCTGATTCAAAAAGGCGGAGAAAAGACAATCAAGATTGTTGAAATCCTTGCTAAGAACGCAGTAAATGCAGTTGAACAGGTATCAGCTGTGACCGGCTATAGAGGCCAAGAGAAATTGGAACAGGCTCGTGATAAAATCCGTGCTGAACTTGGCAAATATAACATTAGTATGACTGATAAGGACTTAGAAACGTTCATTGAATCTGCAGTCAAGCAGATGAATGATAGCTGGAAGGAGTAGCAGATATGGTCAAAATCATCAATAATACAATTTTCAACGGAATTGCAGGCTCGCGTCCAACTGAGAAACCAAAATACTACATCATGCACAATGATGCTGGTTCTATGAGCGCTGAGAGTTATGTGAACTGGTTGCAATCTCGATACGATAATGGCCAGTCTGAACTTGGATTCGCTCATTACTACATCACTCGTGATGCAATCGCTCGAGTTGAAGATACTTTCAATGGCTCTTGGTCTGCTGCGAACTACGATGCTAACATGAACTCTCTTAGCTATGAAGTATGCCAGCAGTTAAGCGCATCAGATGCCGAGTTCATTGAAAATGAAAACATGGTATTACGCCAAATGGCCGAAGATATGACTTATTATGGTGATACTCCGAACTATTCAAATATCAAGTTCCACAATGAATTTTCAAGCACTTCGTGCCCTGCTCGTTCACTTGAATTACACGGTGGTTACAATGACAGCTTGCGTGACTATGTGATTGCTAAAATCAAGCATTATCAGTCGCTCGGTTCAACTGTTCAAGAAATGCTCGATAATGAGGGCAACCAGGAAGGTTGGAAGAAGAATGCGACTGGCTGGTGGCATGTTAACTCGGATGGTTCTTATCCTGCTAATAGCTGGCAGAAGATTGACGATGTCTGGTATTGCTTTGACAGCAATGGCTACATGAAGGCTAACTCATGGCACAAGCACACAGACGGATATTGGTACTACTTGCTCCCAAGTGGTGCAATGGCTACAGGCTGGGTGCTTATCAGTAACAAGTGGTACTACTTCAAAGAAGATGGTAAGATGGCTACTGGTTGGGTCAAGTACAAGGAGCATTGGTATTATCTCGATGCTAAGGATGGAGATATGAAATCCAATCAGTTTGTCAAGTCGGCAGATGGCACAGGTTGGTATTACCTTAAATCAGACGGAACAATGGCAGACAAGCCAGAGTTCACAGTTGAGCCTAATGGCTTAATCACTACGAAATAATTTTTTAAAAATAGAAAGGAAAATTTCTAAAATATTGTTCTAATTGTTTAACCGCAGGCTCAGGCTTGCGGTTTTTTGTTTGCTCTGAAAGTACTTTCTGAATTAAAAAAAGTTTAAATTTCTTTGTGTTTCTTGTTGACAATATATAACAAATGTTATATACTATACTTGTAAGATAAATAAAAACAAAACGGAGGAACTTACAATGAAAAAACTTTACATCCAAACAAACCAATTCGCTAACGGTGAGCTTCAAGTTGAAAATACTAGCTATGAACTTTGCGATACGTTTAAAGAACTCTACTCAATCGCTTCAAACCTAGTTTCTGAAGATACATTGAATTTCGTTGAGGATAATTTCATTGAACAAAATTACAAAACTGAATATAATGAAGTTTACGAAAATGGTGGAGATACTGGAGAATTTGTTTGGGAAGTCTTTGAAAACAAAGTCACTGAAGAACAGTTCAAAGAATTACTTGAACAGCTTGAAATCACTTATACTGAATTTGATCCAGAAGAAGAACTTGCAAAATGCATCGCAAACAAAAACCGTAAATCTGAATTTTACGGTGACGGATTGAAAGTCATTGCTGAATATCTTGAAAGCATTTCTCGTGAAGATGCGATTGCAGTGGTTACTTATTACTATTTCTATTTCGGATATGGTTATGAAGATCAGCTTATTTCAGACATCAAAGACGACCAAGAAGATGGTGCAAAATTTGAACACGTTGAACGTGCTGAAACTATCTAACAAACAAATAACCCCCTCAAAAAATGAGGGGGTTTGTAAGATAAATAAGGTGGCAGAGTAACCGCCTAGAAAGAGTATAGCATGAAAGTAGATACAAATCAAATCGAGTGGCTATTGAATAACGCTACTGGATACCAAATAGCAAAAATTAGTGGTGTAGCCCAACCAACAATCTCGGATTTAATTAATAAAAAGAGAAGTGTTGAAAATCTTACGATAGCAACAGGTCACAGACTTACTGAAGCAGCATACACTTTACAGATGGCGAGCGAATCGAATGAAAAAGATTGATTTAACAGGTGAAGTCTATGGACGATTAACCGTTATTTCTGATGATGGCTCAAGAACCAATACAGGGAGAGTCTTATGGTTGTGCGAATGTTCGTGTGGCAACAAAGTCCATGTTCAGTCTCAAAATTTAAAGAACGGACGAACCAAATCTTGCGGGTGCCTTAACGACGAGAAGAAGCGTGAGAGATTCAAAGATCTATCAGGAACTGAAACGGATAACTTCAAGATTATTGACAGAGCATATTCTAAGGATCAGCGAGTTTGGTGGAATTGTATCTGTAAGCATTGTGGTCAGAGCGTGATTCTGAATAATAATCTTATCGGTCATCAGACCTCTTGTGGTTGCAGACGTGGAGCGACCAAGGATTATATGGACTCTATTCGGATCCCGAGAGTCGAAAATCTACGAAACCAACTGCAAAAAGTACGACTGGCGTGCGAGGCGTCTATTTCAATAAGCGAAAGAAAAGATATCAGGTATTCATCAACGTGGATAAGAAGCCGAAGTATTTAGGGAGCTACGCTTCTCTTGAAGAAGCTACCAAAATACGCAGAGAAGCAGAAACTGAATATGGATACAAATAAAACAGCGAGAAAAATCACGGTTTTTGGTTAAAGAGTTATAAAAGGAGTCATAAAATTAAATATAGCTTAATTTAATAATGTGTCAGAGACTCCCACCGGCTCCATTCTTCTTTCACCAACCTTGGAAAAACGTTGTTAAATCAACGTTTTTTTATTTTTATATTTGGTATTCCTTGGTATTCTTTTTTTAAAAAGGGATACAAAAAAAGATACAACATTTGTTGTATCTAAAAAAATAATTTTTCTTTTCTACGGAAGACATGGGATTCGAACCCACGCACGCTGTTACACGCCTACCGCGTTTCCAACACGGCCTCTTAAGCCTCTTGAGTAATCTTCCAATACTTACTAAAATAGTCTATCATAAAGCCACTTATCTTGCAATAAAAATGTTGGAATTAATAAAAATGATAGTTTTTGATAGAAAATGATAAAAAATGCTTGACTTTGATAGAGATTGTGTTAGAATGAATAGTGTAAACGATAACAGGAGGTGATTTGGTGTTAAAAACTGAGCG